TTTAATGTGTATGTATGCTTTAACAATGTAATTAAATTACCTTATTCATTATACTATTACTTAATTTACGGTTTACTTTTCTTTAGGCGCTCTGTTTCAGCTATCGTTTTGTTTATATTCGCTAACTCTTGCGCTGTTGCGTTAAACGTATTGTCGTTATTTGTTTGCAAGTTTACATTGTTTTTTTGATTTTCAAGCGAATTTGCAGATTTTTCATTAACGGTAAGATTAGCTATCTTCAGTTTAGTGTCGTTATCTCTTATGTTATTTTCACGACTTATAGCTAATTTCTCTCGTTCTAACGCTATTTTTTCAAGCTCTATCGTTTTATTAGCTTCTTGCGCTTGCATTGCCGCTGCCCTATCTGCTTCTTCCTTAGCTTGTTGCCTTTCTATTGCAGCTTGTTCTTCTGCACGTATCTTAGCTACTATGCCCGCTACATCTTCTGCTTTACGCAATTCAATAGAAGTAGACATATTTATTATACCTGCCTGTAAAGCCCTATCAATACTTTCTACCGCTTTATCAAGCACTAACATATCTCTTGACGTTGTAGTTATGAATATACCAAATTTAGCATCATTGAACAAGTCTGCGTCATACTCAAGAACAGCAAGTTCGTTATCGTCACCTATATATGAAAACAGTTTATTTTCTCTATACGCACCTTTAGCTACATGTAGTAGCTTTTCGTCAAGTTCTTTCAGTATTTGTTCGTGTCTTGTAAACATAATTTCTGTTATATGCGCAGATTGCACTACCGCAGCATTTACATTACCTACTAATTCGTCTTTGCTTATAGTTGCTTCACGCTGTGGTGATATACCAGACGCTTGTGCCGCTGTATTCATAAGGAACGATATCATTTCTATATACCTACCTATACTGGCACTTAGCGATAAGTCTATTTCTTTTATCCCTGTATACCCGCTCGGTCTTCCTGTATCTTCCCCGTTTTGCATGGGGTTTATAAAGATTATTCCGCTATTCGATATGTAATGTAACCATTCTTCAATAGTAAGCGCATTATCGCCCATTCTTGGTAGTTGTGTTACGTCCATTAACAGTTTTTTTCCTACTTCGCTTTTCATTAACTCTAATTCTAACTTATAGTTTAGTCCGTTAATAAAAAACTGTATAGGCTTTAACACATCTACTAACGACGTAGCTTTACTGTTCAAATCAGAATATGTACCACCTACATAGTTTAATGTACAGTCATTAGACATGTCTTCTATATCTACAAATTGGTAGTCTATCGGCTTAACATTTACTACTATGTCATTTAAAATTATTGTACCCTGCCAAGCTATAACTACGTTTAATCTATTTATAGTAGCTCTACCTTTAAGCTCTATCGGCATTTTGAAGTTATTAGGAACAATCTCTTTAACTTCTACGCCATTATCGTCTGTATATGTAATACTTTTTATTACAATAGCTTGTTTCCATTCAGTATGAGTTACTGATAATCCGTGTTCATATACACCGTCGTGCACTACGCTATTATACAGCTCACTAACAAAGAAATTACCTTGTATGTTACCGTTTTCCGTAGGAGTATCGTACCCTAATGACATAAAGTAACCATTGTACGTTTCTATACGCTGTATTTGTTCTTTAGTTAGTTCAGTTTTAAACTCATCTATAATGGCATAAGGCATACACACACGACGTTCTTTAACCCAATCAGCATGACTAATTGACGTTTGTTCTTGATTTTTGTCGTATTCAATGTTTATAGGATTAACAACACGTATAGCTGGTTTGCCGTTTTTTACTGTAACGTGATAAAATTCTTCTGCTACGATAGCTGCGTGTTGCCAACCTAACAGCGTTAATGTATCTAAATTAAGTCGCCTACGTTCCATAGTTCTTAACTTAGCTGCAAGTTTTTCTCGTGTATCTTGATACGTGTACGTACTTAATTCTTTTAACGATTTAGGCTGTTCTTTTGGTTGTTCTGCCATTCCTACTTCGGCAGCTGTTTTTTGCAAATCAAGCATTAGTTGTTCTTTTATGAACTTAGCTTTCTGTTCGCTTTTAGTATTAAGTATATTATAACTAATGCCTTGAACAGCGCACCTAAAAGGGCGTTTTTTTTGTTCACCTATCAGTACATTTACTTTGCTTCTCGTTATATCTAAGTGGCGTACTTTTGCAGGTAGCGATATATCAGGAATATATTGATTACACGTTGTAATAATATCTTCTACTCTTACTATGCCGTTATACAAGTCGTAATTAATACGCTTGTCTTCTATACTTGCACGTCCTCTATACGTATCAACAGAGCTAAACCCGCTGCGAATAGTTAATATCCTTTTTTTAGCTTCTTCAATGTCAGCGTCTGTTACAAACTGTGATAAATCTATCATGCTCTTTGTTTAGTTATAAATGCTTTTAAATTCCAATTATTAGGTGTTGCTTCTTCGTCGTCGTTTACTACGGCTTTAACCTTAGCTAAATTAGACATAAAGATAAATATAAGGAACAATGCTATCGCTCTATCGTAATTACCTTTATCTTCGTAAGCTACAAGTTCTTGTAGAGTAGCTCGTTCGTACAGCTTAGATGTATTATACACTATTTCTTCTCCTCTTGTTGTATATTGTGTGAGTAACCAGTCCCTTAATAACATTTCTCCAGCGTCTTTAATAGCTTTAGTCATGTGTATTCCTTTTCCACGATTAACTGTACTACGTGATATAATTGTCTTTATAAACAAGTCGGGAGTATCTGCTAACATATGTCCTTTATTCTTATTTTCAAAATATACTTGTACGCCTTTGTTTTGGTTTTCAAACATTGTGATAGCGTTATAGTATATTACTAAATCAAGTGCGATTTGATAAAACTCTTCAGCTTTATCTGGTCTTCCTACGTAGGTAGCTACAAGCATATCATTATGTGGGTCGCCTGCCTTATATCTTTTCCATATACACAATGCACCTAATGAGCCTGTATTAGATTTATCTAAATCGTAACTATCAAGCCCTCCTATATAATCATACATATTTGGGCGTTTACTTACAGGCTCAGCAATTATAATTACGCTCCCTTTAGGGTTAGTCCCACTCTTTACTGGATACTCTAACATTACGTCTTTCCCCTCAATAAAGATAGGTCTATTATCGTCATCATATATCGTTTTTCCTTTTAAGTCTGTTTTAAAATAACCGCTCTTAACAATATTACTATACTCACGCTTAACGGTAATTTCTGATAGCTGTTCTTTTAGTAAAGTTATAGGAAATACACTACCGCTACTCCTTGTAAACGCTTCTTGCGGTGTTTGTGGTTCTTGTGATTTATTTAAGTCTTGTTCTCCTTTAGACTTTCCGCTTAGCCCTTTACGCTTTTCTAACGTAGAATTTTTAGCATTATCTAATAAACTTACCCCTTCGTTGCTTACGTGTGGCAATTTATACCAATTATCACTAACAAAGTACCCACATTCTCCTACAGCATTTTCATCATACACATTTGTATAACTTCTTAGTCCGTACGCACTTGGAGAATAATACATATCACAGAAATCAACAGTACCTTTTTCCATATCGCCGCCTGTACCGAATATGATAGGTGTTCCTATCATTATCTCCCCATCTTTAAACAAGTGTTTAGATATTTCATACGACGCTTTAAGCGTGTCCCATTTACCTGCTTCTTCAAACAGCATGATAGACGCTGATTTACCAATAGACTTAAACGCTGTCTTTTTAAAGCCCATACACAGTATTTCAGATTTATATCCGTACTCAATAGCTTTACCGTTTTGAAATTCTATGTAACCAGATTTTATATGACTTGTAGATTTATCTATTAATCTACGTTTAGCAAACGCAGTTGCTTCGTCTAAATGGTTTACCATATCAACAGCCATAGCCATAGTAGCCTGTGAATACGATAACTCGTATGCGCCTACGATTGAATAACTGTCTCTAACAAAAGCATACTGGTACACCATGCTAAATGCCCCTTTAAATGAAAAGCCTTTACGACGTGCTTTTGCTATTATCATGCCCTCCCCTGCTAACTTTGCAAGTTCGAGCTCGTGATAATAGTAATAGTCCATGTCAAGGAAACGTGGAAGTCCTCTCGCTTTCTTTACGCCAGTAGGTGTACTTACGGTAGCTTTAATTATACCGTAATTTAAGTACGCATAATGTTCTCCAGTTATTCTTACGCCACCTACTGTATAACCGTTACGTATCCGTTCTTCTTCTGTATCCCAAAAGTCGTTATATTCTTTGCTGTTTACTGGCGCTGAACAATACACTCCTTTACCAGTTTTGTTATACGTTTCCGTCCACTTTAGTCCGCTTTCTTGGAATAAGCGTGTATTTACAAAATGAACGGGGTTAGATATATGTAACGGTATATGTTTTGTTATGGTTGTCATTTTTCTCTACTGGTTATATCTCCTCCACCTAACAATTTATTTTTAGCTGTTTCAGCAGCGTCTTCATTTAATACACGTAATTCAGCATTATCTATTGTATCAATAATATCACATATATCTGTTAATACTGTCGTTACTGTTTTTATAGTAGTTGCTGCATCATCATCAGTTGTGTTTATTTCTACATCTTCAAGGTATTGTACTACTTTCATAGCGGCTGTATATGCGCTTGCAAGTAATTTTTGCTTAACGCTTTTAGTAGCTTCTATATGCACTATAAGCGAATTAACGGAAGCTACGTTATTATTCGTAGGGGATAACGAATAATCTACAAATAGTTTTGCTACCCTATCTATTAATGGCAGACCTACGTAATCAGATTTATTACAAGTTGCCCAATATGCTATCGCTATGGTTTTTATAGCTACGGACTTATTCTTACTTGTATCGTTTTGCCAAATAGAATTAAAGGCAGGTATAGTCAGCACATCTGCACTAACACATAGCTCGTTGTCTTTAACGACAAATAAATTACTGCTTATCAATGTTGCTTGCTTTTTCATCGTTTGGTTGTATTGTTATAGTGAAATTACAATTAGCACACGTTCTTGTTCTGCTATTGTCCTCGTTCTTTACAGTAGTAGTAAACCCACGCTTACAGTTACTACATCTTTTACTTATTACTGGGGCGATAACTCCAAAGTTCCTTATGCGCATCTTTAACGCTGTATGACTATTGCGCTCAAGAGTTTCGCCAATATGATTAAAACAGTGGCGCACAACATGATTTATTTGTTCTATACTGTATAATCTATCATGGTCTTCCTTTATAGTAGCCACTACTTTGTGTAAAGCTGCTACGTATTGATGCTGTCGTTTATCTACTTCTTCTTTCGCTGAGTTTTGCATAATGAATGTTGTTATCGTTGTTAATACACACGTATCAGTATGTATATAGAGAAAAGCTAATTATACCTTATACATGCCTTTTAGACATAGTTCATCTAAGACATGTATGTCTGCTATCGGTGTGTACTGTATCTAACAATGTGTGTAGCTGTATCGCTGGGTTTAATAGCTCAAATATACAAGGTGCAAATAACAAATCATATACAAGTATCATTTTTAATTTACGATTGCATACAAGCCAAATAAACCACCAAAAAACAAAGAATTATAAACTAATTCTAATACGTAAAGCATAACTATTTATATTGATACGACTTGTTATGCTGTTAGGCGTTGTGTGTTACGTGTATAGTTGCTATATGTTGTGTATTGTTACTTGCTAATACTGTTACGTGATGCTGCTTGCTGTTACATAAAAAATTTTATGGAAATTTTAGAAAATTGGTGTATGTGCTTTCTACTATGGCGTATGGGATACCATGAAACGTGAAAGGGAAACTCCCCCACCCCTGTTTGCAAAACGAGAAAGAGGATTAGGAAAGAGGAAAGCTATTGATGCAAGGAGGACAACAACCGTAAGCACTTACTAATCAACAGCTGAGCGTTGTGGCGAGAGCAGAGCATAATCACTGAGAGTGGGGCTTTGCATGTAGAGATAGAAGCTATGCAACGAGAGCGGAGCTTAATCAATGTGTGGGCAGTTACATGCCTAAGGACAATCATTCCACACAAAGAGCAGAGCAGTACGCAACGCTTCAGCCTTGTGCAATGTTTATTGGATAACGAAACGTAAATCACTTACTAATTTTTGGTGTGTATTCATATGCACTGTTATATCGTATACGCAGCGATATATCCAAGCTAATATATCACACATAGGTAGCGTACCTATACAACTCATACCGTTATGGCAAATCAATTTGCAGTAATCACAAGCGCAGGCATAAGCAAAGGCGCAGAACAAAGCGTAGTAGTTACCGCTAAAATAGCAAGTGGCGAAGAAGTAGCTGTATTTGTGAATAAAACCGTAGCCAACGTAATGTTAGGCGAAGTGCTTATTCATACTAAGAATAAGGTTAGCGCACCTTTATTAGCAGCGGTGCTTGTAGGCAGCGAAGTGAACATCACACTCAAAGTTGAGGGTGAAGATTACGCTGATAAAAGCGGCAATATTTTAGGACAGCACACCTCTACGTACTATACAATAGAGTTAGAGGATGCACGTCCTGTTCAGTGCGACAACGTAGCAATAGTGTTAGACTTTGCGTCAGGCTACTTAGCTAAACAATCGCCAACAGCATTGACAGCGTTAAGCGCTACTAAGTTATTGAAAGACAATAAGGCAGATTACGACATGCTCAGAAGCATGGAGTTAATACCAGACGCTACGTCGTTCATGGCTATCTTAATGAAAGTGGCGGTAGCCCACTATCGTAGCCCTATGTTTGACCTTGACATTACTACGCCTATATCTGTACCAATTGGCGGCGGTAGCAATAACAACGAGCTTGATGACTTCATAGCGGAAGCCAAGTTGTTACGTACAACAGCGCAGCCCGCAGAGCAGCAAATGATTGATACTATGCTTGCTGAATTGCTTAATCAAACAAAATCGTTAGATGATTGCAAAGCGATACTTGCTACTATTAACTAATATATATATAAACTATACGTTGCGTAGAGCATTACACAACGTGTAGTTAATTTTCACACTTTAACCGTAAGCTACTATGCGACGATTAGATACAGTAAAAGGCATAATAGACGCACTGATAGTTGCGTCTATTATATCACTTATCCCTGTTGATTACAGAAAAAGCAGAGATAACACAGTGAAAAGCATTACGTGTGTTAATTCACTAATGCTTACGTGGGGAAGAGATAGTATAAGCCGCAAGCTCCGTTACGTAGAGATACAAAACGGCAGTAACAGCTATACGCTCTACGAAAAGAGCAAATAGTATTCACCATATAACAACTACCGATATGTTAAAAGTACAATTAATAGAAGCAATTGAACGTACAATACGCTTAGAAGAAACTGACCAAGCAGACTTCCCATTGTGGATTAGCAATACACACAGGAAAGAAAATTCCAGTAGCAATGCGTTGTATATCAACCTGCATTATACGTGTATTGAGCTTGCACTTGATGACGAAGTGTTCTTATACATAATGGACAGAATGAAAGACTTTGCAGTAAGCGTAATAGACGAAGAGCTTCGTAACGAAGATAGCGCTATTGCAGCGTTTTATCGTGTGCGTAAAGCCGTATGTGATAAACTATACGGTGTATTAATGCAAGTTTATACGCAATAATTTGTATATAGCAATAGAAATGTAAGGTTGTGTGCTTGTATAACAACAACACCTTACATTCCATACCACAACAAATATACACTACGTCGTAACTGTATATCTGTTAGCAGTATAACCAATAATAAGCACTTACTAATTTTGTGTGTAAAACACAACGTAAGCGCTTACTAAGAAAAGGTGCAGAAAAACACAGATAACGATAGATAACGCAGAAATTGCCTGTTATCCTTTAAATTCGCACTGAATAAGCAAGTTTCAATTAATACTGTACAACTAAAACCAATTACAACTATGTTACAGAATACAGTAATACTACCAAAAGACAGAACAATAACAAACAGCCCCTTGTTGTTTATGTCATATACAACGCTAACAAATGAAATAGCGTTTATGTTATATAACTTGTCCCCAACAGGTGTGTTTCCTACGTATATAACAGATGACACTGAAGTAGAAGTCCGTATAAATAACGGCGTAATAACTGTAAGGGCAATTAATCACACAGACTTACTATGTGCAATACAGCATTTAATAACGTTCATGCGAATGTTACAAGTGAATAGCTACGTAGAGCTATTAAAAATACAATACGAGTAACAACGCAAATAGCGTGTACATAGTTACATGCCTAAAGACCTCACACATACTCTTATAAAATGGAACTATACCAAAAGTATCGCACCGTTACGCTCAGTATATTAACTACAATAGAGTTACTACTCGCTAACAAAACGCTTACTGAAAACAACAAGCATATGTGGCTACCTGTTGTTATACAGGCAACAGAAGTACCTAACAAGATAATAGACATAATACTGTGGAAACACAAACATTATGTCTATACAACAGACTTGTTAAAGGTATTTCCTTTACATAAACAAATTAAGCGTAAACGTGGAGTACCTACTATTGTAAGGCTTACAGACCTTGAAATGATTAACAAACTGATTAGTTTGTTAATACTCAAAGTGATAGGTTTAGAGCCATACAACGACATTGCACAACTAAAGCGTATAATAGCAGAATTTCATAAAGACTTAACTAAGCAACAACAATGAACATAAACGAACTACGTAGCGTAAGAAAAGAACTTGCACAGCATATACTTGACGCTATAAAAGACGGACAAGTAAACGATAACAACGTGAAAGATGTACTATACGTGCTGTTTATGAGTACGTATTACATAATAGGCTACCACGAGTGTAAATTATGGCTCAAACGTTATAACATTGATACGTTTGACACTATCAATTATTACTTTGAGGTGTACGGATTGAGTAATAAATCTATACCGTTAGATGCAGAAGTAATTGTTAATGGCTTAATAGACGACTTAGCAGCACAAATGCTACATAGCGTAAAATACAAAACAGCAAGAACGCTTAAAAATGCAATGAATAAACTACTTAAAGCATAACAACTACGTTACGCAACGTACAACACACAGCGTAACGTAGTAAAACTTACATGTCTTAGATAACTGATAACAACCATTATGGAAACAACAAAAAGAGTTATAACGCTAAAAGAGATATCGGCGTTAATAAACAGCTGGACTAACCCAGCAAGCATATGCGAAGATATAGTCGCAAGCATAGACGAAAACGCAGTAGCAAGAGAATACTTGCATATCGCTGGTACACCACTTAGCGTAGCAAACAGTATTAATCAGGCTATGATTAAACTATTCGTAGAAGTAAGTAACCAACCGTTTATAAGTACTCAATTCAACAAGGTAATTATAAGAAGCGAAGAAAACTACAATGTAGTAGCTATAAGCGTAAGGTTACGTACAGAACGTAAATTACTAATGATAGATATAAGCTACGAATATGTAGCAACTATGCAATATTGCGACATTACCAACGGTATGCTTACCGTTAAAACACGATAATCATGGACAAGGAAAACCCACTGTTAAAAGAATTTCTACGTATATACAATACAGGGCGAACAGCACAAGAATTTAATGAAGTGGGGACTATAAAAGGTATATGTAGAAAAAGAATTACTACACCTAATGTAGAAACGCATCAAGGCGGAATATCGTTAGCTATGCTATACGATATAATTACAGCAGTCCCCGAAAGTCGTGATGTAATTATTAGTAAAGAATACGACACTGACAACGAAAGTCTATTACGATTGCCATTTGCAAATGCGTATAGAACAATTGTAATAATAGAAATAGTAGCTGAATTAGGTACGGCGCAAATAAATACCTACATAACAACAGCATTTAACGATAGTGGAGAAATGCTTGCGTTTAATGCTATAAGTACATGGATAAGATTAGAGTAACTGAATATAACAGTTACATATAACGATTAGCAGATAGAAACAGGAGTATAAAAGTACATGCCTTGAGTAGAGAGATTTAAGGCATGTATAAGATATTTATTCACTAAATTATAGAAAACCATGAAAAACTTATTAAATTTGAAACGCTTAATAAATGCAGCTTTACCAAATAAAGCTACATTAAGCCGAGAAGCACCAAACAACACACAAATACTGCGTGAGTTCAAGCGTATAAACGCACACGAAACAACGTGTGTGCAATTGTGGGCGTTAAAAAGATTGCAACAATTACAAACAAGCCACATAATTAATACGTGGGGCAAACTAAATAGCTCATTAACAATGAATAGCAATAACGCTGATGTTTTAGATATGCTAAAGTACCACAACCTGACAAAAGCGACTATTGATATTGAAAAAGCACATAACGTGATAATAACACTCTGTGTAGAAGAAAATTTCAATAAATCAACTACAATCGTTATTGCATTGTCTATTGAAAAAGAAACTGATAACTGCGTCTTGCAGATATTGATTACAACCACCTTTAAAACCTACGCAAAATGAGTAACAGCGAAAAAAACAAGACATTAAGAGATATACTAAACGGACACGTATGGCATGCCGCTAATAAAGAGGATTACGAGCAAATCAAGCGAATAATGCTGAATGATTTGTTTGTAGCCGTAACTACGAACAGAGCGTTACTGACGATTAGTAAGGCTAACGTAAAAATGGATAAACTATGACACCACAAATATTACCGTCGTTGCTAACGCTACCGTTAGACAGCGAGCATATGACGTATGCTAATAACGTGATTAATGTATTGTTTACTAAAGCAAATATTGAACAACTCATATTTACTACACGTATACAGGAATTTGCACCGTTGTTCATACTTGAAACGAACTTAAATTTAAGCCCCGTAAAAACTTACAAAGTGTTTAGGTATTCAAGTTCTTTACGTGTAAATTCTACACCGTTTACACAAACAATAATAGGACTTGCGTATGAAAATACAAAGATAGGTTCTAATATACACGTATACGAGCAAAATCATACACCAGATATTCAATACTTGTTCACAATAGACGCAACGCTTAAAACAACTCAAAATAATGACAAAGGAACAAATTAAACAATTAATAATAGCTGACGAGCTTGATGTATTAGACGTTATAGACGCAATTATTGAAGCAAACGGTATTATAGGTGTAGGGCTAATTACGCTTGGCGAAGATTTAAAGTCGCATTGTACAAGTTATGCTCACAGACAACGTGAAGAATACGTAGCTACGCCTATTGATGAGCTAATTGCTATACAATATAAACAACGTGAGTGTGAAAAAGTAATGAACAAAACAGCGTCTATATCTATTTTTACTGATAAAAAAGTAAAGGAAATAGAAGCTGATATGGAAAGGTTCTTTGAACAGCGTAAACACGCTGAAACCGTACAAACAGATGTAATCAGTATGTACGAAGAAATGTCGTTAAACGAACTATTGCTGTATAGTATTGACTATGCAGGAATTGTTTCGTTTGAAAGGCTTATACGTAACGTTAATTCAAAAAAAGAGCTAATAGTTGTATTGCAACGTGTAGTACAACAGCTACACAAATCCTACATAGAGGATAGTATAAAGCATATGATAAAGGATATTGACAAAATAGACACCACTTCGTCGTTAATAACTATATCGTATATGTATACATATTGTAAATTACCACTAAACTCTATGTATAATAACTTCGCTACCGAACTAGCTAA